AAGTTAAAGAAACATTACCTGATACAGCTATAGTAGCGTAACCACTAATTGCATCTTCTATCCTATTTAAGTTGTCATTTGTTTGTGCCCCCCAGGTTCCGTCATTCTCCCCTGTGGCCATTAACCTTAAACCTAAATTACTCCATGTTGATGACATAGTTTAATCCTTATTTCTTTTTCTTAGGTTTGGGTGTTAATTTTCTTTTCAAATATTTACCCATTCCTTTAAAACCCTGACCATGTACATCTTCTTGTAAAAAAGTTAGGTAATCTTTAGAATGTATACTTTTCTTTTTTGGTTTTTGTTTTTGCTGTGGCCTAGGTTTTGCTGTTTTCATATTTTTACGAGTTTTTGCATCCTTGATAGTTTTTTTTATTTTTTTTACTAAATCTACCATATTTTATTCCTTACGCAATTCTAATAATTGCGTTTGATGCATCTGCAGTTGGGAATGCGATAGTAAATGTGCCCCCTGTTACTGTGTAGTCTCCACCAAAGTCAATCACCATTACTGCTGAATTTGAATCGTTTGAATTATAAATTAAACAACCTCTAGTTGTAAATGTTGCAGAAGTAAATGAAGTATCCGCAAAATCTGTAATTGCTGTTGTGCCTGAAACACTTGGATCTACATTTGTTAATGTATTTCCGCCTGTTGAATATCCGTTTCCATTTGCTAGTTCGTCTGAGTTGCCAGTCATATCAGAGTAGTTTGTTGTAGCTGCTCCGTGTGTTCCTGTTATACTTGCATTGGCTTTAAATAAGGCTAGCTTAAAAGCATCAGCTCCATTGTTGAAGTCATGATCGCCTTCCAATAGTTCCTTCTTAAAAGTGCTGCAAAGTGCTGATGTTAATCCTGCCATAATCTTATCCTTTTATTTCACCTTTTATGAACTCGTCAGTTCGTTTTCGTATTTGTTCTTGGGCCATGAATGTTTGTAAAGATCGGTCATATAACCCTTGATATCTTTGCAATTTCTCAGCCGTATCTTTCATAAATATACTAGCCTCTACAAGACTACCATATAATATGACATCAGGAGCAAAATCACCAACGTATGTGTTTGCGTTGGATGAACTTAATCCTGTTGGTTTAATAGTATAACCTATTTCTAGCGTAGTGTCAACACTAGGAACAGGGCCAAATAAATAATTTACTTGTCTATTACTAGAAGTGTATGCCGCACCTGTGCTAGTATATCCAAAAAACTTCGGCGTGCCTGTTGTAGCACTATTTTGAGTGTATTCTCTTATAAATGTATCGTCTTTTTCTTCTAAAAACTCACCTGTTTGTAGTTTCATATATCTTGTAATATATACATCTTGAGGGATGTCAGTTGTATTGGTATCTGCTGTTACTAAAATGGTAGTGGTTTTTCTAAAATAATTAAGATCTGTTTCTCTTTGAATCCTGTCTTCAGCCAATTCTATACATAAGTCAATCGGCGCTTTACCAGAGCCAGTAGCTGTAGTAAATTCAGAGCCATCATTCTCAGTCCAATCCTGAATAGCTTGTTTTAATTGTACGTAAGTTAATCCCATATTAAGCGTTCCATGCTCCTAGACCATATGGATTATTACCCCATCCTGGTTGTGCAAATGTTATTGTACCACGTCCTGCAGTCATTTGCAACCCACTTAATGCAACAACTAGTTGTGGTGTAACTGTACCTTGAGCTGATGTTGAACCAATACCTGCTATGTTTTCTGTAGCACTAAAGATTAATGAACCTTGTGCTGAAGTACCTGCTTGTCCTGGTGCATTCTCAGTTAAATTAAATTGTGGCCCCCCTTGACTAGAAGTAGCTGCTATTCCTGTAGGATTAGTTATAGCTGTTGCAGCTATTGTACCTTGTGCAGATGTGCTTGCTATTCCAGATGGATTAGTTTGTGCTGTGTAAGCTGGAGTGCCTTGGGATGCTGTCGCTTCAAAACCTGGAGAATCTTCTGCAATGTTTAATGATACTTCACCAACAAATGTGCCCATCTTAGCAGCAAAGTTTTTAAATAAAGGCCCTGCTCTAAAAGTTGTAGTTTGATTTTTACTGTCGTTATCAGGTCTTGGTTTAAATAAAAGATCTGATCTAGTTTTCTTTAGATATTTCTGTGGTTCTAACTGAGGATGCTTAGATTCAAAATCAGCTTTATGAACACGACTTCCTGTCCATTCTGTTCTTGCATCTTTATATCTAATTTTACGACCATAACGATCTTCAATTAAATGTGCTTTTTTACCAGCAGAATATCTAGCCATTAGTAAACCTGTGGTTGTACGTGAAAACTAACTCTTTCTCTATCTTCTTCTCTGGCTTTTTCCCAGTCTTGATCATACAATGGTTTTAATACTGCAAGTCTATCTGGTGCTTTTTTAACAGCTAACTCTACAGCTAAACCGCTAACCAATGCTGGTAAATATCTTCTAGGTATATCTGGATTTTGTGTATACGTTGCAGATACATCTTGTGGATATTTAATACTCCAACTTAGAAATTGATAATATGTTTGATCTGGCACAGGCCATAGATAAACTTTATGAGTCGCTGATGCAGAAGATGTAAATTGTGAATTTCTTTCAACTGCATACTGTACAGGTTTGCCGGTATTTAATTTACTAGGAATAGCAAGATATTCATCCATACTAATTCTTTCTAAAATAATATCTGAAGTAGCAGAAGAGTCAGAGTTATCTCTGATTGCCGCATCTAATACATCTAAATGTGATGTTGAATTAAACGTAACAAAACCTTGATCTTTGGTCATATTAGTTGTTTCTAAATCTAATGTAAATAAATTTACACCATCGTTAACCCATTTAGTTAATAATAAGTTTAATGAGCGTCTAGCAGTTTTTAAATCATAACCGCTTTTGGTTTCTACACCACAACGCTCATAAGCTTCCTGTATTATTTCACCAGTATCAAGATTAAAAGTATAAGTACCAGAGGTAGCCATACTAGTCTCCTATCCCATTATAACAGTTTTAATAACCCAAAGAAATTGAGCTAGAACCATGAACCCTACAGTCCATAATACTTTATTAATACCGTCTATTGATTTTTGTAAATGCCAGATGTGATTATTTTTTACTGTATCAACTTCTTGACGCAGTAATTTTATTTCACCTCTTAGTTCTACAATATCAAGTTTATTTTTTATATCAACGTTTGTTTCTTCCATGCTAAGCCTGGAATGTAGTTATACTTTCGCATTTACCTACAGTAAACTTAACAAAGCAACCGTTTTTAAATCTTAATCCTTCATCAGGAATTGTCATATCTCTGATAGCAGTAGCTGAAGCTACAGTGCCAACTTTTAATAAAACGCTTGCTGAACCGATAGCTGAACCATCTGAAGTATCAACAAACTCAACTGTTCCTGCCGCCGCATCATTAACCATATTTGCCCCCTTTAACCTTGTAGGGCCTGCAAATACAACATCTGCCGCACTTGCAGTTGTTCCTGCAATTACTGTTCCAGCTGGATCACCAACTGCAGTTATAGATGTGACTGTTTTAAAAAATTTACTTCCTGTTGCAGCACCTGTGTCCGCACCAGTAATTGATTCTGTCATCGCTGTACCTGTAACATCTGTTCCTACAACAGTAAATGAAATACCACTGTCGTCTCCACCTGATGTAATTTCAGTTAGTCTACCTGAACTATTAGTTACAGAACCACCAGAAGCTAAAGCTCCGCCAAGCACTAATGCCGCATTGTTGGCAACTTGTGCTGAAGCTGAATAACCATTATCATCTGCTGCTACAGTATCTGATATGAATGTAGACTTTACGTCTGAATATCCTGCCATAGTTTTGTCCTTTATAAAAAGTGAGGTTTTTACACCTCACTCGATGTTAATTAGTTACGCAGTATAACCGAAAAATTCTATAAGTAATTTTCCAGCTGTATAATCAGCGTCTGTTGCTGCACCAGTTGCCATATAAATATATTTATCTGCTGCTGGCGGTGTTGGAATACTGATTACGCTGTTTAAAGCTAAATCACCACTGTCACACATTTGCACTTGGTTTGTTAAACTTGTAATTGCTGCATCTTCTGCACCAGTTGCTTCATCCGCATACCATAAATTGATGTCTGGATCTCCACCTGCTGGAGCTTCTAAGCAAGTTAATTTTCCGCCTAGAACTGTTCCATTTACTGCTGCTGTGATTTGTCCAATATGAGAATTAGCAGTTGCTGCTTTTCCAATAATGTCACCAGAGCCAGATGATGCTAAACCTGTTAAATCAATTAAAATTTTAGTATGAAAAATACCGCCTGTTTTAATTACTGAAGCTGCATAAACTGTACCTGTACCAGTTGTAATACCTGTACCTGCAGTTGTTGCAATAGTATTTCCAGTTAGAGTTGATCTGCCTGTTACACCTAATGTTCCAGCGACTGAAGTGTTACCACTTGAATCGATA